TGCTCAGGAAACATTCACTGCAAGATATACTAACGAAACAGTAGCTCTTGCATTCGCTTTAACTGAAGAAGCAATGGAAGATAACTTGTATGACAGACTTGCGTCTCGTTATACTAAAGCACTAGCTCGATCGATGTCTAATGCAAAACAACTAAAAGCAGTTGTACCTTTAAATCAAGGGTTGCCTACTACAGACAACTATGATTCAGGGGACGCTGTTTCTTTGTTTTCAACAGCACATCCATGTATTGGGCCCGTGTTCTCAAACACGTTAACAACTCAATCAGACTTAAACGAAACATCATTAGAGCAAGCAATGATCGACATTGCTGCAATGACTGATGAACGTGGTCTGAAAATTGCTGCAAGAGGAATGAAAATGATTGTTCCGCCTGCTAATCAATTTAATTCTGAAAGATTGTTAAAATCTCAAGGAAGAGTTGGAACAGCTGATAATGATATCAATGCTATCAAAAACATGGGGATGGTTCCTCAAGGTTATAGAGTAAATCACTATCTAACTGATAGTGATTCTTGGTACATCATCACGGATGTTCCTAACGGAATGAAACATTTCGATAGATTACCTATCCAAACTAAAATGGAAGGTGATTTCTCAACTGGAAACGTTAGATACAAAGCTAGAGAAAGATACTCATTTGGAGTATCAGACCCTAGAGGTATCTATGGCGTTGAAGGTGCTTAATCAATAAATTAGAAGTGAGGCGGCCACAAAGTCGCCTCATTTCGACTATACAGTAAGAAATTCTCATATGAAAAATTTCCGCGTACAGATTCGATATCAAGGTTATTATGCCTCTTTTACCCTTATGGCTGAAGACAGTGTAGAAGGTATTGAAAAATCAATCCTTGACAAACTGGGAAAAAATGAGGTAAAGTTTGAATCTGATGGATTTACAAGTAAATCTAACAGTTGGATAACCTATGAGGAGGTTAACGATGACCGAAGACCTTTACACTATGAAACGGTCCTTGGAACTAGAGTGGCAACAAGAGCACCTGAAGGACGGGAAGCATAATATCCGTATGATTGAGATTAATAAACAAATTCAGGATGTCATTAAAGAGATCATTGCCAAAGAGTTTGAAGAACAAACGCTTCAAACTAAAATAAAAGACGCCAAGGCTGAAGTTTCGATAGCCACTTAAGCGCTATCAAAAATCAATTTTTCACTACAGGATACCTTGCGCTGGACGTAAATCTGCGTTATATCTAAATCAGTATACAATTAATTTAGAATGCTGACGAGTATACTCGACGGCCTAGAGACAGCATTCGCAAACTAGGAGGATTATAATTATGGCATCAACATTGTTTAGAGGCCCTATTTTACAAGGGAAGAAAAACGAAGCAGGTTTATCTGGATACAATATCGAACAGAAGGATTCAAATTACACTGTCGTTATTGCTAATGGTGATTCTGGAAAAACTTTTTTATCAAACACTAAAGATGTAGTATTTACACTACCAGGAATAGCTGTTGGGAATGTATATACATTTATAAATACAGGCGCTGATGGTCAAAACAATTTGACTATTAGTCCTAATTCATCTGATGGGATTTTGTACGTGGGAGGATTAGTAGATGACAAAGATCTTATTAATACTCAAGCTACGTCAAAAGTTGGGGACTATGTAAAAATAGCCGCTTTAAATTCTACTGCTCATTGGACAGTAGTTGAAGCTCAAGGTGTTTGGGCTAAGGAATCGTAAGATTCATAATTGTGAGCTCCTTCGGGAGCTCACATAATGAGGAGAATAAATGCAAACAGACGTAAAACAAACCATAGCCGTAGCTGCAACAGCCCAACTACAAAAGTATGTTGGTACAGTAGCAACTAATATTACTAAAGCCAGAATCATGGCAATTAGTGCTCAATGTAGTGGAGCTAATGGTAGTGTAAAAATTTATAATACTGTAGGAGCTACCACAGCTAGTAAATTAGTAGCTGAACTTAAATTTGGAGCTGCAGCAGATGAATGGACTCACTTCTATGTTCCTGGCCAAGGTATTTATTGTAATACTGGCATGTATGCGGTTCTATCAAATTGTGATTATTTGACAGTTACTGGAACATTTACATAAGAAGGGAGTAACGCATGGCGAATACTACTTCCGGAACAGCAACGTTCGGCAAGAATTTTTCAATTGATGAAATCGTTGAAGAAGCTTTTGAAAGATGTGGCCTGCGTGGAGTTGCTGGTTACCAGTTAAAAACAGCAAGACGATCTTTAAACATTCTTTTTCAAGAATGGTCTAATCGTGGATTACATTTTTGGGAAGTAGCAGAGACTAATGTCACGTTAGTTGCTTCTCAAGCTATATATACTTTATATAGATCATCAGCAGATGGAACCAGTGATGCTGGTGTAACAAATGCGGGGGCTGCAGAAAGTATTTATGGAGCAGAAGATATTCTTCAAATGTCTTATCGAGTAAATAGAGGATCTACTACTCAGGCAGATACTCCTTTAACTAAAATTGATAGAGCTAGTTATGCGGCTAATACCAATCGACTGGCAGAAGGTCAACCATCGGAATATTGGGTTCAAAGATTTATTGATAAAGTTACTATTACTTTATACATTACTCCCAGTTCAACACAGGCAGGAAATTATATACATTTTTGGTATTTAAAAAGAATTCAAGATGCAGGAGATTATTTTAATGCTGCAGATGTTCCTTATAATTATATCCCGGCGATGTGTGGTGGTCTAGCATATTATTTAAGTCAAAAATATGCACCTGATAGAACACAAAATTTAAAATTATTATACGAAGATGAATTACTAAGAGCGGAGGCAGCGGATGGTTCGGATGCTAGTACCTATATTACACCGAAAACATACTATCCTAATATTTAATTATGGCACGATATGCACAAGGAAAATATGCACTTGCAGTTTCAGACATTAGTGGACAGTCCTTTCCATGGAATGAAATGGTTACTCAATGGAATGGTTTATTTGTTCATTATTCTGAATTTGAATCTAAGCAGCCTCAATTAAATCCTTATCCTCATCAAGCAGATCCGACAGCTTTAGGTAAAGTAAGAGTTCAACAACCGGCTCCTGAGGCATTGCGTTGGTTAGGATATAATCCTTTTGAAACTTATGCAGCTGCTTCTGGAATTATAAATGTTACACAAACAGATCATCAAAGAAGTTACGGAGATACGGTAAGATTTAGAGGATCTCCTACGACTGGAGGCACTACAGGAACTGTTGATGATGGGGTATTTGTATTTCAAGATATTCCTACTATCAATGGAATTACAGGAGCTAAAATGTGTTTAGCTGCAGGTTATACAATTAAACCTGGATATCTTTATGCTAATACTTCTACTCTTAATGGAGGAATTAATGCCAGTACAACAACGGTACTTTTAGCAAGTGCAACACAGTTTACAGGAGTGGCTACTGGACAGTATGAACCAACTTCAACTAATCCTGTAGGCACACCGACATGGGGAGTTTTAATAGATACAGAAATTTTAAGTTACACTGGAACCAGTGGAAATAATTTAACAGGAATTACTAGAGGAGCGTTTGGCTCTACAGCTGCAACCCATAACACAGGAGCAACTGTTCAACTCTTACAAACTCCGGCTAATTATTATCACTTTACCGTTAACACAGACACTGCTACAGTGGGCGGTGTAAGGTTTGGAGGAGATACTGTTTCGTCTGGACCCGTTACATTAAAAACAATAGGACCACAAAGCTAATGGCTACATATACACTTTCACAATTAGAATCTGACCTTAGAGATTATACTGAAGTAGATTCAACTATATTCAGTGGTGCTGTTCTAAGCAGATTTATACAAAATGCAGAGACTCGAATTTTAAGAGATGTTAATATTGATGCGGATAGAAAATCTCAAACAGGGTCTTTAGTAATTGGTCAAGAGTATATTAATGCTCCTGCTGGATGTTTAGCCGTACGATCAATTCAAGTAACCGAAGATGATACTACTCCCGATACTAAAAAATACCTAGAAAAAAGAGATGTAACTTTCTTAAATGAATATAACCAATATGCTTCAGCAGGTTCTACCGTAGCAACAGGAAGAGATATTCCTAAATATTATGCTATGTTTGGTGGGGCTACTGGAATAACCGATTCTACTTCTGGAACTATTATGTTTGCTCCATGTCCAGATAAAACCTATACTTATCAAGTGAATTATGTAGCTTTACCTGTGAGTTTAGTTACGAATACAAGTGGAACGTATATTAGCAGGAATTTTGCGAACGGCCTGCTTTATGCCTCTTTGGTAGAGGCTTTTGGGTATTTAAAAGGCCCTCAAGACATGTTGACATATTACGAACAACGATATAATAAAGAGGTAGAGAAGTTCGCTATTGAACAAGTAGGTAGAAGACGAAGAGATGACTACGATGATGGAACAATTCGTATAAAAATCGATTCTCCTTCTCCTTAAAAGGAATAAAATTATGGCAATAACATCAGCAGTATGTACATCATTCAAAGTAGAATTACTTCAAGGAAGTCACAATTTTTCTACTTCTGGTGGAGATACATTTAAAATTGCATTGTTTACAAGTTCAGCATCTTTAGGTGCGGCGACGACTGATTATTCCACATCGAATGAAATCTCAAATACTTCAGGATCAGCTTACTCAGCTGGCGGAGCAGCGCTTACGATTGCTAGCTCTAGTCCTACTTCATCTGGAACTACAGCATGGGTAGATTTTGATAACGTGTCATGGAGTTCAGCTTCATTCACGGCTAATGGTTGTATGATTTATAATACAACGACTGGTAGTAGTACAAGCACAACTGATTCTGTTATCATTGTAGCTTTCGGTGGGGATAAAACAGTTTCTAGCGGAACTTTTACAGTTCAATTTCCAACACCTGACGCATCTGACGCTATCCTAAGAATAGCGTAAGGAGGAACTCCTTATGTCTACAGGATGGGGACGATTAACCTGGGGCCAAGCCGACTGGGGTGATTCAAATACAGTTCAACAAGGCTGGGGACGTCTTACATGGGGTTCTCAAGCTTGGGGAGATTCTCCAACAGTTACTCTTACAGGTCTTTCAGCTACTGCGAGTCTCGGAGATATTACTTTAGAATATTATCCAGGTTGGGGTACTTTAGCCTGGGGTGAAAATGGTTGGGGAGATGTTGAGGAAGCAACTGAAAGTTTAACAGGACAATCTATTACATCATCTCTTGGTTCTTTAACTTTAGAGACTGCATATACTCTCACAGGTCTTTCAACTACTGCTTCAGTAGGAAGCGTTAGTGAAACAAGATCAAGTACACAAATTCCAACAGGCGTAGAAGCCACAGCTACGGTAGGAAATCCTTCCATTAATAATGGAGCGGATCATACTCAAGGACTCGGAACATTGGCGGCGACTACATCGGTAGGAACTCCTACTGCTTTACCTGAAACAATGGCTGCTTTAACGGGAGTTTATGTAACAGCTTCTGTAGGTAGCGTTGACATTACTGAACATGAATTCGTATCTATTACCGGTGTTGCTGCAACATCAGGAGTAGGTACAATTACGCCAGATGGAATGGCTATAGGATTAACTGGAGTTTCTGCAACAGGTTCTGTAGGAACAATTACTCCAGCAGATGTTATGGGACTTACTGGGGTTTATGCGACAGCTTCTTTAGGAAACCTTGGAATTCTTCATTATCAAAATGTTGACACTGGATCAAATACATCGTATTCTAGTGTTGCAACTGGATCGAATACATCGTATACAGATGTAGACACAGGCGCAGCTTAAGGAGATTTTTTAAATATGGCATCCACATTCACAGGTTTAGGTGTTCAACTTATGACTACTGGCGAAAAAGCCGGTACATGGGGAACATTAACAAATACAAACTGGAATATCATGGAACAGATTTCTGGTGGCTATGTAGAACAAAGTATAGCTGGCGGAGCTCAGACAACAGCTTTAACTGTAAATGATGGAACAGCAGGCGCAACTCTTGCTCACAGAATTATAAAATTCACAGGGTCTATTACAGGAAATCAAATTGTAACTATTCCTTTAGATGTTCAAACTTTTTACTTTATAGACAATGGAACAAGTGGTGCATATACAGTTCAATTTAAATATGCGAGTGGTTCAGGTAGCACTGTTACATGGGCAGCTACTGATAAAGGAAATAAAATTATTTATGCAGCTGCTAATGATGGAACCAATCCAGATATTGTTGACTTTGGAATGGGTGATGTAACTCTTACAGGGACAGAAACTTTAACAAATAAAACTTTAACTTCACCAAAAATTGGAACATCTATTTTAGATACTAACGGAAATGAATTAGCTTTATTAACAGCTACAGGTTCAGCAGTTAATGAGATTACACTTGCTAACGCAGCTAGTGGAAATGGTCCAATTATTTCTTCAACAGGTGAAACAAATGTCGATTTAAATTTAAATCCTAAAGGATCAGGAGTTCTTAAATCAGGAACTGCAGCAGTTAAAGTTGCAGGTAAAGAAACTATTTGGGTACCAGCAGTAGCTATGTAT